TCTTCCGATCTGGAGAAAGAGGACTATGACTACATCTGTTTTATGGGTGATGACCACTTACCGCGCACTGGTGGCTGGGATACAAAACTTGCAGAAGCTATTGGCGCAGAGCCGGGCATTGCTTATGGCAACGATCTACTGCAAGGCGAGAACCTGCCAACTGCCGTAGTTATGTCTAGCAAGATCATTAGGGCTACTGGCTTTATGTCACCGCCAGCGTTAAAGCATTTGTTCTTAGATAACTATTGGCTTGCTATGGGTAACGCCCTAGAGAACGTGAACTACTTGCCAGAGGTAATCATTGAACACTTGCACTACACGAACGGCAAGGCTGAACACGATGAAAGATACGCAGCTGTTAATACCGTAGAAATGCACAACGGCGATCAGGCTATCTTTGCTGAGTACCTAGCCACAGAATTTGCTAACGATGTTGAGAACGTCAAGGCTTGGTAATGAAGATACTGATTACTGGGAATAAGGGTTTTGTTGGTCGCAACTTTGTTAAGGCTTTGCCTGATAGCGACATAACCGGCATTGACTTAAAAGACGGAAACGATTGCAGGGATTTCTTTAAGGACAACGCAGAACAGTTTGATCTAGTAATTCACTTAGCAGCCATTGTTGGTGGTCGCGCAACTATCGAGGGTGAGCCGTTAAGCGTAGCCACAGACTTATCCATAGATGCAGAGTTCTTTAACTGGGTGCAAAAGACTAAGCCTAAGAACGTGGTCTATTTCTCTAGCTCGGCTGCTTACCCGATTGACTTGCAGAACTCACACCGCAGACACCGCCTAGCTGAATACGACTTAAATCTAGATGGCGTTAGAAATCCAGACCTAACTTACGGTTGGGCGAAACTTACTGGCGAATACTTAGCGCAGTTTGTAACTGACTCAAACGTGTTTGTCTTTAGACCGTTTAGTGGTTATGGCTCAGACCAAGATGCTGACTATCCGTTTCCTAGTTTCATTGACCGCGCTTTAGCCGGGGTAGAAGTCTTTGACATTTGGGGTGACGGTGAGCAAGTGCGCGACTTCATCCACATTGAGGACATAGTTCAGGCTGTGCTTTGGCACGTTCAGACTGGGTACTTTGGCACGTTTAATCTATGTTCAGGCTTTGCCACTAGCTTCAATGACCTTGCCCAAATGGTCTGCGAGGAAGCAGGCATCAAGCCAATCTTTAACCACATAGTGACTGCGCCTACTGGCGTTGAGTATCGCGTTGGTGATTCGCATTTATCGCATCAGTATTTTATTCCGCAGATTACTTTGCGTGAAGGTATCCGTAGGGCATTAGCAGAACGCAAGTAGAATAGACCTAGACTTAGGAGTTTCATTGGCAATTACAAACGGCTACGCCACACTTACGCAGGTTAAAGCGGCTTTACGCATTTCTGACAACGTAGATGACTCATTGCTAGAGATGGCTATTGAGTCTGCATCACGAGCTATTGACGGACACGCTGGCCGTTACTTCTATTCATCAGGTACAGCCACGCGCTACTACGCAGCTGACGATTCTTACTTAACTCAGATTGACGATGTTTCAGGTACAGCGATAACGCTACAAAGTTCATCTGGTGGCGATGGTGTATTCGACATAACTTGGGCAGTTGGCGATTACCAACTAGAACCGCTTAACGGAAACGTAGACGGACTTGCTGTGCCATACACACGCATTCGCGCCGTTGAGAATTACCTATTCCCGGTAGAAGCAGATCAAGCCTTAGTAAAACTAACCGCCGTGTTTGGGTGGGCATCTGTTCCAATCGGTATCACTCAGGCTTGCATCATTCAGTCAAGCCGTATCTTTAAGCGTTTAGATTCGCCACTTGGTATTGCTGGCTTTGGGGACATGGGCGCAATGCGCGTTAGCCGTTACTTAGACCCTGACGTTGAGCAACTAGTTGCGCCTTATCGCCGAGTTAGAGGCTTCGCCTAATGGCTTCTATTTCAGAGTTACGCGCTGGTATAAAAACCAACCTAGCCACAATCTCAGGGCTACGGGTTTCAGACTTTCAGCCTGACAACATTAACCCACCGGTTGCCATTGTCTTTCCTATTGGCGTTAGTTATGACGATACGTTCCAACGTGGAATGCAGACCTACACTTTTGCAGTCCAAGTTATCGTTGGCAGACAGTCGGAACGTTCGGGTCAAAACTCAATAGATGCTTACTGTTCCAGCACCGGGGCAAGCAGTATCAAACTAGCAATAGAATCTAATAAGACACTTGGTGGCAAGGCGTTCGATCTCAGAGTTACAGACATGCGTAACTATGGGGAACTACTTGTTGGTGAGGTAAACTATTTATCAGCAGAGTTCGTAGTTCTCTGCTACGCAGACTAAGGGAGCAACACAACATGGCGAAATTCGCAGCCACCGATTACAAGGTAACTGTAAACGGCACAAACTTTTCAACAAACCTAAACAGCGTTGAACTGGCTATTGAATCAGACGATCTAGAAACAACCGCGTTCGGTGGCGAATGGCGCACCCGTGTCGGCGGTCTAAAGTCAGGTTCTTTAACACTGCAGTTCATGCAGGACTTTGGTTCATCTTCAGTAGATGCAACTCTGTATCCATTGCTTAACACCTTGGCTACCGTTGTAATCGTTCCAACTTCAGGTTCTGTTACAGCAACCAACCCTTCATACACCGCAACTTGCTTGGTAAACAGCTACTCACCATTTGCATCAAGCGTTGGCGATATCGCAACCTTGTCTGTAACTTGGCCTGTATCTGGCACAGTCACACGGGCTACGGCATAACCCATGAAGATCAACCTGCGCGTTACTTTTAATGATAAATCGGTAGAAGAAGTATCTGCTACTGCGCGTGACCTTGTTGCCTTTGAGGACAAGTTCACCAAGTCTGTTGCTTCGCTTGAGACAGATTTTCGGATTACCGATTTATTGTGGCTTGCATGGCACTGGTTAGAACGTCAAGGTAAAACCAAGAAGGCGTTTGAAGATTGGTGCGATGACGTAGAAACTATTGAAGCGAGTGACGAAAGCCCAAAATAGTTGGGTTGGGTGACTCATCCCAACACTGGTATTTGGCTTATCTTGCGTGTGAAACTGGCATTGCTCCGTCAGTTTTAATGCAAGAATCTGAGCGTATGCTTTTCACTATGAGTATGTACCTGCGTTGGCGCAATAGTCAGGGGTAATAATGGCGGTTTCAAAGATAACTGGTATTGCCGAAACTGTCAAAATCCTGAATAGCATAGACAAAGAAATAGTTAAGCAAGCTAGAAAAGATTTGAGAACTGGCGCACAGCCAGTTGCTAATGCTGTCAAAGCCAACATTCCAACTCAATCCCCGTTGCAAGGTAAAAGTGGAAGCACAAGCCCGACTCGTGGCATGATCCACAGAGGGCGTACTGGTTGGAATCCGTCTGGCGTAACTGCAAAAGTTAAGACCAACTTTTCTAAAAAAGCAGAACGCAGAGGAAATCCATTAGTCTCTATTGTCGTTGGTGGCAAAGGCAAGTTAGGCTCTGGTGCTGCTGCATTTCAAATTGCAGACATGGCAGGTCGCAAAGCTAAAGGCAAAACTGCTTCTGGTCGGGCAATGATTCGTAAGTTAAATTCACAGCAGAAAGCATCTCGTTATGTCTACCCTGCTGCTGAACGAGAAATGCCCTATGTCACAGATCAACTAGTTGGTACAATTAGGAAATTGACTAAAACGTACAATGACAGTCTGAAAAAAGGTTAAAAAGTTATGGCAATTATTGTTCCAATTCTGTCTACCTTTGACCCTAAGGGTGTTAATCAAGCTGATAAATCTTTTGCAGGAATAACCAAGCAAGCCAATATTCTTAAAACTGCCCTTGCTGGAATTGGTATTGCAGCAACCGTAAAGGGTTTGCAGTCTACGGTATTGGCTGCATCTAATCTTTCAGAATCTATTGCTAAGACAAACACAGTTTTTGGTAAAAACGCTCAGGCAATTCAAGACTGGTCAAGAACTACCGCAAGTGCATTAGGTGTTAGCCGTCAAGCTGCTTTAGAAGCTGCTGGAACTTATGGCAACTTGTTCCGAGCATTTGGAATCAACGAACAAGAATCTGCCAAAATGTCTACTGCATTAGTGACACTGGCTGCTGATCTTGCTTCTTTTAACAACGTACCGATTGAAGATGCGTTATTAGCTTTGCGCTCTGGTCTATCCGGGGAAACAGAACCCTTAAAGCGTTTTGGTATTGCTCTTAATGAAGCAAGACTTAAAGAACAGGCTTTAGCAGATGGCTTAATTAAAACCACTAAAGGCACTTTGCCACAAGCTATCAAGACACAGGCTGCCTATTCGTTAATTATGAAAGACAGCGCATTAGCGCAAGGTGACGTAGCTCGTACTGCTGGCGGTCTTGCTAACCAATTAAAGTTCTTAAAGGCAGGCTTGGATGATGCTAAGGCTGGCTTTGGCGAAGCCTTGTTGCCTATTGTTCTAAATGTTGTAACAGCATTAAATAAAGATTTACTTCCAGCCGTTCAAAATACAACTAGAGCATTTAGTGAACAAGGCGTTGCTGGTGGTTTCAAAACAGCCGCTGTTGAAGTTTCTAACTTAATAAGCAATATGACAGGACTTGCAAAAGTAATCAAAGATGTAGTTTTTGCTTTAGTTGGTATGAAAATTGCTGCAGTTGCTTTAGCTGTTGCGCCACCAATTATCGCTGCCATAACTTCTGCTTTGACAACTATGAGAATTGCAACCTTGTATGGCGCAGCAGGTTTTGGAGTATTGGCAACCGCTATTCGTGGTGCTTTGGCAAGCACAGGAATTGGTCTATTAGTAGTCGGTCTAGGGCTTGTTATTGGCAAGTTAATTGAAACAAGAATTCAAGCTACTGCTACTGACAAAACTATTCGCATTATGGAAAGCAACGGAACTAAAGCGTTCCGAGGTATGTCACAGGCTGCACAAGGCACAATCGTCACGATCAACGCCGTAGCTCTAGCCGCAAGTCGCGCTGCTGATGAATTAGACAATGCTGGAATCAAGAGGGTTAAGCAAGGTCGAGTGCCACCTGTTGCAGTTGCTGTTCCTGAGACTGATACTGGACTGGCTGGCACAGCAGGCAAGGCTGCTAAGGCGGCTACTGCTGTTAAGGGATTGAGTGAAGCCGGGAAGTTAGCGCAACAAGCAATGGCTAAGTTAGGCGATGAATTAGCTCGCAGTAACGACATTCTTTCCAAAGCCAAAGATGCTTACGCAAACTTTAAGGACACAGTTAAAGGCGCGATCACTGGCATCATAGATTTTGGTGCTGCTGCTACTGCTGAGTCTGGCTCATTCCTTGAAAACCTAGTTGCTCAAGCGGCTAAGGCTGCTGACTTTGGAAGCAAGGTCAAGCAACTTCTAGCAATGGGTCTTTCTGAATCTGCCATTAGTCAGGTACTAGCCGCAGGCGCAGATGCTGGAACTAAGATTGCTGATGAAATTATTGCCGGTGGCGCAACTGTTGTAAACCAAATCAACACCCTTGTTAGTGCCACCCAATCCGTAGCTGATGCCGTTGGTGAATCAGCTGCTTCACAGTTCTATCAAGCAGGTATCACCGCAGGTCAAGCTCTTGTAGATGGTGTCAAGGCGGCTATCGCTGCTGCTGGCTTCACTATTAACGCTGACGGTTCGCTGATAAATCAGGGAGCTATTAACCAAGTCAATCAGGCTATTGCCAACGCTAGAAGCAAGAAGTCTAAAGGTGGAAAAGACATCACCAAGAAAGAACGCAAGAACATTATGGACTTGGCTGCATCTCTTGGCGTTGAAGTTCCTGCCTTTGCTAAGGGTGGCATTGTCACCGGGCCAACGCTTGCACTTATTGGTGAAGCCGGGCCTGAAGCTGTTGTGCCGTTATCAGGTCGCAATGCAGGCATGGGCAACCAGATTACAATTAACGTGAATGCAGGCATGGGCGCAGACGGTGCTTCTATTGGTCGTGACATTGTGGATGCCATTAAGAGATATGAGCGCACCAGTGGCCCGGTATTTGCGAGCGCATAAATGTCTAATCCAGAAACTAAGGTCTACATTGCGTTTGACCTCACAGCATCGGGTGGTTCGTTCTTTGCGCTTGATGATCCAGTTCGTGGCGTTCTTGATAGCAGTTACGTTTTGGGTGGCGATGTTCTGGTTGATGTTACTAACTATGTCGCTAGTGCTTCTATTTCTAGAGGTAAGTCACGGGAGCTAGACCGCTTCACCGCAGGTAACGCATCAGTTACCCTGCACAATGACGATAGAACCTTTGACCCGTTCTATGAGG